CAGAGGTCACTTTTGTGTTTTACCACACCCGTGGAACCACGACCCCAATTCCCGCATCTGGTGACTATAAGGTTCTGTTTGCCAAGCAAGTTCCGGCTAATACCCAACGGGTTGACTGCTCTGATGTAATGCCTCAGCTGGCCGTTCCTATCGTATCCGCTGGTGATACCACTGGCTTGAGTGGTGGTGCTCCGCTTCGCAACCGTGGTATTTATTTAGAGCGCGGCGACCGCATTTACGTTGGCGTGTTTGCAGACGGTCCTAACGTTTCTGGCTATACCGCTGGCGCTCACATTTACGCACAGGGCGGTTTTTTCTAAATCATGGCCAAAAAGAGTGGAAGCTCTTTTGGGAACTTCAATCGGACTGAAGTCTTTGATCCTAGACCCGTAAAACCAATTACAACTGAGTTTTCAAAAGGTTCGGTTCCTGATTCTCTTTATACTGTTAACCGTGAGTCTGCCTGGTCCCGCTGGCGTCGTGGTTATGAGATTGCAACAGCTTGTTTTTACGACAATTCATACGATTATCCTTTTACTTACAAAGTCCCAATTCCTACTGGTACGCCCACTACGACCGGCAACGTCCCCATAATTCCAGGTGTTTTTAAAGGATTTCCAACTAAAAATAAAGAATTTGGCATGCACTGGGCTGGCGTTCGCGTGGCTGGCAGCCTACGGTTTGATAATGTTCGCGATAGTACTAGTGTGCGTGCTTCTATTGCTTCTGTCACTGAAGATACTAATTTTTGGTATGTAACACTAACAGGTACCTGGAGTACATCCAACCCGCTTCCACCTCCGCTTTATGTGGCGATTCCAGGTGTGCCCAGTGGTCTAAAGGCAATTAACGGGGAAATCCTGGAAGATCGAATTATTGCACCTGGTAGTGTACCAATCGATAGAGATACAATTGATCCCACAACTCAAAAACGGTATGGTTACGTTTCTGCGGTTTTAGCAGATACCAATCCTTTCAACGGTATTTTAAAAATACGTAAGGCAGGTTCAGTTGAAGCAACACCGGATCGCGAGTTAATTACGCCTGCAAGCAGGCCGCCAAATGTCGCACGGTTTTTTATGACCGGCACGCGGTATTGCTGTTCTTGTCAAGATTTCAGCCGACGTGATTATGGTTTTATGAGTTCGTTAAACAAGGTTTCTGACTCTTTGCAAACTAAATTTCCACGTACTAATATTGCTTCTTTAAAGCCAGGTAGACATGAAATATTAACCCTAAGAGGTGTTGTTGATAACAGTGCTATGACGAGTGCGACTGTCAATCGCGACATGAAAATCATATCTCCGGCTCCTCAATACAACATTCCCCCAACTGTTACTCCAACGGCCTCAACGGATCCTGGTGCCGCACGAGATAATCCAGGTGTCTTCAGAGATTTTGGTAAGATGTATATCAGAAGCACTTCAAATCCCTCCATTCCAGGATCCAGAGCTGAGGGTATGCCCAATTATGCGGATTATGCAGCAGTGGGAAACGTTATTACATCTTTAACAGATATATGGACACCATTGCTTGATGAGATGCGTTATTGCAAACACATTTATTCCATGAAGTATGAAGAAGGTGTGTTTCCACCTGAACCTTCTGATTTTCCAGTTGGTATTGAAAGCATGGCCGCCTGGGAGCAAAAGTTAGTTGCAGAAATTGAAAGTGATCAAATTGAAGCAAGGGCTGCGAATTTACAACGGCGCTCGCTTTCCACCATGGATGTGCCCCCATACAACTGCCAGGCTCCTATGATGATGCCAATGATGCAAAAATTATTTAATATTCCCTCTACCTTTGTAAAAATGGCTGGTTTTACAATGATTGATAAGAATGGAGGAAAATATATTCCTGCATCTGGTCAACGACCGACTGTATGACTATGGTGAACTTCGGTGATGTTGTTGCAACTAACGTTATCTATTCTAAAGAACAGTTAGATGGACGATTGTATGGAGATAGCGAGATTCAATACAGTGGAGTGCCAACGGTTTATCACGCCGGGGATGTAGTACATTTGCCTTATGAATCAGGTGAAACTTCTACGATAGAAGCCATTGGCCTGGCATGGGCTGCCTTTTCTAGCGGCGTTGGACCAGAATAACATAAAGTAAACTTATGATAATCTGCCTTAGCAGATTAAAAAAACCTTTACCCCTTGCAGCCTGGATATCCTCCTGATTAGGGTCGGGTTATCCGGTTTATCTTAATCATGTCTCAATCACCGCCTGTTGACCAGCGGATTGTGGATGAGTATTTCCAGCTGGCCTCCCATCGCAAAACCAAAGATGTAGCGTGGCTTTACGGCATGGTCGCTACCTATGGCTTAAAGCCAGATGAGTTATCAGGTTTTGAATGGGGACCTGACAACACCATTCACGTCCGCTCTAAAAAACGCAACATTTGCCCGCTGCACCCACAGTGGGTTTTACTTTTTGGTCTTAAAGAAAAACAGCCCTGTAAATTACAGAGCTGCTGGGAATCACTTTCTTTTTCTTTATATCGGTCCATTGCTCATCAGGATGTTCAGTTGAATGTCACTGATTTGCTCTTGGCTTACCGCATCAGAAGAAATTACTTTCGTTCTTTCAAGAAGCAACAGACATCAGTTGCTGCTTTTGCAACAACTTTCTAACTGCGGGTACATTCCACCGATAGCCATCACGAGAACGGGTCTCAGGAAAAGCGGCGAAGTGCGGTCCTAGTTTTAAGGTGCCGTTATCGCGATACTTGAAGAGGGTAACGCGATCAATGCTCAGGAGTTCTTCCGCTTGTTTGACGGAGACCCATCCGTTGGTTTTGGCCATGGCGTAGAAAAAACGCGTACTTCAATACGGTATCGAGCCAAACAGTGCTGTCAAGCTCCTTAAGAGAGATTTTGCATTTCTGTTGTGGTTCTATACAAATAAGGCGAAATTAAAATAAGGTAACAGCAACTAAAGAGTATGTTTGCAGACGAGCACGCGCCCCTCGCCCTGCTAGTCGAAATCACTCCAAAGTTAGCAAAAAAACGTTTCAGAGAAGACATTTACAAAACCTGGGATTACAAATGCGCTTATTGCGAAGATATTGCTACAAGTTTGGATCATATTATCCCACGCTTTAAATCGGGCTCCAGTAACAGAAACAACTTGGTACCTTCATGCAGAAGGTGCAATAGCAACAAGGCCACCAGTGAAGTTGAAACTTGGTATGCACAGCAAGAATTTTTTACTCAGGCTAGGATGGAAAAAATTAAGTTTTGGATGTCTCAAGACATCTTTGATTTATTCAAAGATTTTATTGTTGCTTAATACCTTGGTTTAATTGATGACAATCTCAACGCAATACGGCGCCAGTCCAGATTTTTTTGGTCAGGCTGATTATGACGAAGCCATCCGGCAAGGGTACACTCCTGCTGAAATCCTTCAATGGATGAACAGTAACATAGATAAACTTCAAAATGAAAATGCCCCTGGTAGCGGTGGTCTTTACGATAACGTTTTAAACTCAGTATTTAACGAAGCAAACAACACTCCATCGGCTTCTACGCTTTATCAACAAGCAGGAATTAACGCGCAAATTATTCCACTTGAGATTACAGATCAATATGATTTCAAAACACGTCCTACCGGTGGTGTTTCTTATGACAGAAATAATAAAAGTTGGTCTTTAACTAAAGAAGCAACAGATTATAAAACCGATTACAAAACAAACTATATTTTCAACCGAAAAATTGATTACCCTACGGATGCAAAAGCTAACTATGCAATCCCTGATTTTTTGCCAACCAACTTATCAGCTAACCTTCCAACAACATTAAAAACAGATTACAAAACTGATTACCCCACAAATTTAACGGAACCAGAAGCTTATTGGGAATTGGTTCCACGGTATAAGAATGGACGCATGTCTTTTGGTTATGAAGCGCGCATTCGTCAAGTTCCCAAGACAGGAATAAATAACCAAAACAGAGCGCTTAACGAAAGTAATGACGCCCTAAATAAAGAAAATACTCAGACTAATGCTGATAACGCAGCTAAAAATCTAGCTAATAACAATCAAAATTTAACTAACGACGGAATTAATAATAAAATTCAAATAATCAGAGAAAAATATACAATTCTTAATCGCGATAATGCAAATACTAACGTTGAGTTTTTAACTACTAATACTAAAAATCAACAGTTCAATACTTTTGCCCAACAAGTCAATAAAAAAAATCAAGAGTTAAATGAAGAAAATACTCTTCTTAATAATAAAAATACTGCCTCCAACAAGCTTTATGATAAAACCGTAGCTCTTGCATCCACAACTCAAGGTGGAGATTACGTTTCTCAGCGTGATCAAATTTCTCCTAAAGATCTTATTAATGCTGGATTTTCTGTAAGTGAAGCTCAAGAAGTTGTTGACAATCTTAAAACACAATACAAGCTATTTTATCGAACAGAAAAACTAATCCCTTGGGATTCTTCCCTTGGGGTGCAACCTCCTTACGGTACGTTTGATCCAGCGTATTACAAGAAGGCAAATCCAGTTGTTAACGCAGCTTGGAATAAAGCTGTTGCTATTGATGACATTGATATTACTGAACGATATGGGGAAAATAACTATTACTGGCAACATTACACAACTACAGGCAAAGCACAGGGTCTGCGAGGCAATGAAGGACAAGAGTTAGTTGCGGCTAAACGTTATCAAGAAAAAACTCCTACTGACCAGGAAATCCAAACAATTCGTGATTTACAACTGGGTGTTGACACAGACACCATCACACAACGTTTGTTAAATGTTCCAGAAGTTTCTAATCAATGGACCAAAGCTCGCCAGGGGGATCCTTACTGGAAACAACTTGCCAAAGACAAATATTTAGATGTCAACAAACCAGAAGAATTTGCTGTTCTTTTTCGCTTGTCTAATCGTCCGGAAGATAAGCAAATTATCCTTAGCTACAACATTAATACTGGTAGCGGCATTACGGAATTAGAAGATGCTATCAACACCGCTATCAACACCAAAAAAACTGTTGATGTTAAGAAGTTTGCAGCCATTAATCAAACAATATTGAAAGATGCTATTGCTGAGATGAAGAAACAAAAGGGCCGTCAAGAAATGATGAACTTCTTTCGTGGCTTCAGGGGCTTCACAGAAGTAGTGGATGTTAACCGCGACCTGACCAACTCAATCCTTGGCGATACGGGCGTCGGTGGAGTTTTGGCATTTACCTCTGGAGGTAAAGCGGAAGAACGTTTATTGAAAGGACTCCAAAATGTTACTGGTATGCGTAACAACATCGTTTATAACTGGCAACAGTGGTTCGATCAATCAATTAAAAATAAATACGGTATTGATTATTCTTTATTTGAACCTCTTGAAGAAAAGAAAGATATTATTAACGCTTTTATAAACAGCACGGTGAAGGCGTATGACGCCAATAAAAACGAATTTAGTGTTAAGTTTTTAGAGCAGGCTGGGTTTACCTCTACCCAAGAACTGATTAATTTTCTTGGTAAACAAGGCACAGAGGGTGAAACTATTCTCAATGCTATTAAGGGAGAACCGGGAGAAAAGGCACGATTAATTTTGCAACCAATCAACTCACGCTTAGAGGCAGATATTAAAACTCTGGATGCAACAAAAAATCGAGGACTTGCATTGGCTTATAACACAGAAAATGCAATAGAAATGATGAATATAGAAGCTCAATTTGCAAGAAATTACTTAGATGAATATTTGATTCCACGTTTCAATACATCCAAATCTATGGATGAATTTATTGAATATTTAGATATCAGACAGGAAGAACGTAACCCGTTCGAAATTAGTGATATTGACCAATCTTTAAAAAAATTAGGACAACTTCAAAGTCAGCTTTATTTAGATAAAGTTAAACAACAAGGGCCGCGTTCTTTTGACTCTGACTTTTATTTTAACCCCACGGGGGATCGCAGTCGCACTAACCAATACGCAGATCAGAAGAAAACAATTGAAGATGATTGGGCGGCAGCAAAAGCAGGTGATTCTTATTGGGCAAACCAAGCTTATCGCTTTGGCATTGATATCAATAACAAAGCTGCATTTGCACGCATGCACTTCGAGGTAAAGGGCCAGGGCAAAGGATATGACGCTGCTGAAGACATTACTAATTCCAGCAAGGTACAAGATTTTATTTCTATCAATGTGATGCCATTAATCCAAAAAGAAGCAAATAAGGCTGAAGTGGTGTTTGGTACCTTTATCACTCCAGAAGAATTTGCTGATGAAATGTTGCGAGGTCTAGATCCAACCAAAACACCAGACGCTTGGAAAGAGGTTATTCAACGATTTGGCCTATCTGAATTTGTAGGTACTATTGATGAGTTAAAACAGTACATTGTTGAGACTTTGCGCAGCGGTTCCGCCCAAGAGATCCGAGAACAAATTAAATATTTGAATGACAAACGCCAACGTCCTACGCAAGAAATTTTGGGTATTACGTATATTGAAAAAAAAGAAGATTATAAAGATGAAAAACCCAAACCAACGACTCAGTTGTACTCCATTTTCCAGCAGGCTGGCTATCAAGGAACAGAAGATGAATTTTATGACAATATGTTTCCCGATTTAAATCGTTCCGAACAAGTGTTGCTTACCAAAGCAGGTAAAGATACTGCGCTAAAAACCTATGGCCTTGACCTTCAGGGTCCATTTGCTTCCCTTGGAACAATAGAAAGTTTCTTCCCAGAAGATCAAGCAAAAGTAGACAAAGAAATCGATAAAGAAACAACCAAAGATTTCCATACACGTTACTTTAGAATTGATGAAGATCAAAAAGAAGAAGAGTTAACTAAATCAAATGCTGGTCAAGCGTTCCTTGGTGAATTTACATCTATGTTCAAAGGCCTCTGATGTCAAATAAACAAAGAAAAGCTGCAACAGCAGCCAAGATTGCCAAGGATAAAATGGCGTGTAACAAACCCCGTCGCACCCCTGGGCATCCCACTAAGTCACATGTGGTGAAAGCCTGTAAAGGCGGGGAAGAAAAAATTGTCCGATTTGGCCAACAAGGTGTGGAGGGCGCCGGAAAGAATCCACAGACCGCTAAAGATAAAGCAAGAAAGAAATCGTACTACGCAAGACATAATGCTCAAGATCCAAATCCGGACATCATGTCTGCCAGATATTGGTCACACAAAACAAAATGGTAAATAGCGTCTATATTTTTATATGTGTAATATGGAAATAATTGTTGTACTCCCATGTCCGATTTGCGGGAAGCTATTACCTTAATTCGTAAATACGAAAGTTTTAACGAAAAGGCATTCCCAACAGATGAAGAGGGTACCTATTCAATTGGATACGGTACTCAATTTTATCCGGACGGTTCTCCCGTAAAGAAAGGGCAGTGGTGCACCAAGGAGAAGGCGCTGGAGTATCTGTTTTGTGAGATTAAGGCCATCCGTGATCTTTTAAGTGATCTTAATTTTCATTTAGACGGTTGCGTTGAACAAGCTTTAATTTCTTTTATTCATTCAGTTGGCTGGAAGCCGTTTCTGTACAGCACCATTGTTGACTGTATCAATCACGATGATTGGGCAGGAGTGGCAAAAGAGATTACCCGTTGGATCTTTGACAAAAATCACCGCGTTATTGGCGGTTTAATTGACCGTCGCCGTGAAGAGGTTGAGCTTTTGCTCCGCGAAATTGACGACAATCCTTGGACCTCAACCGAAGTTCTTCTTAAAGCATTCTGTAATTATACTGCTGCGTCCCACCAAGTGCGAGCCATTCGAAAATTAGAAGAAAATATTAACCCTTACGTTTTGGCAGAGTTTGCTAATTCATTTGCTGTTAATGAAAATCCCTGGACAATTGGAGATCTACAAGAAGTTAAATCGGTATTTGCCAGCTAGCCTTAAAATAGTTTTATCGAAGCCATGGAAAACGCAATGGAAAGATCAATAGAACCACGGGAGTTTGAGTTACCGTTGGAACTTCAATTTTCAATGCGCAAAGCTGAGATGGCAGCCAAGGAAATGACCTGGGATGAATTGTTTTCTGCACTTCTGAATCTGTATCACCAACGCTTGATGGAATGGCAAGCTGTTAAAGAAATCCTGGCAGACGAAAACATTAAATTAGATTTTGATGTTCCAACTGACATTGAACTAGAAGAACTCGCCGCCACCTGTGCGTTTTACGAAGACGGTGAGGAGGATGACGACGAGTTGCAGCCTTTTTAGATTTCTTCTGAACTGATTAAACGATCAAGGTACCACCGTGCCTTCTTCAGTGATTCTGTTCCGCCCTTGTGGCGTTCACGCCAAATATACTTGGCAATGTTTCCCTTTAGGTACCCACGAAATTCTTCTTTGGTTAATTGGGCTTCGATGGCTTCGATACATTCGATCCCACCATCAGTGTAATGAGTAGGATAATTAATAGTATCTTCTAACACCTTAGGAAAATCTTTAATTGCAAATACGGGATTGGTCGCCCAAGAAGCCGGGTAAATCTCATCTTTATAACCGCCAAAATTTAAAATATCCGGAGACGTTGTGCCTTCTATCGGCGTAAACCACGCCGTTTCGCCGAAAGCTCCTTCTCCTCCTCCGGCACTGCTTCCAATTTCATTACCAAAGTTTTTGGTTTCGGACTGGCTCCCAAAGCCACTCCCTCCTCCGCCGAAGGTATGTATCCCGTCAAACCCGGACGACGACCCTCCGCTAAGGATAGGTTCTGTCTCTCGTTCCCTTCTTGACATGCTGCTAATCCACGATTGTACATGTCATATAAGGGTACATCATTTTCTTCGTTTGCGAGAGGTTGGCCGAAATCTTCTTCCGTAAGACAACGACACTTAACCTCATCTTGTACAAACGCATCTAAAAAGGCTGCTGCGTTGTGCATTGTATTCAATACTTAAGTTACCCCTCTTACAATGATACTATGCCAAGATTCTTTGATCCCACTTACGACCCCAGACAGGACTCTGGTAGTTCCAGTTCGGAAGTAACGGATCTCAATCCAGAACGTAATTACGATACAGACTTACGTCGTATTGAAACGCAAAAACGTCCTGATATTGAAGCAATTAATAATGATCAAATACGTATTAAACGTTTCATTACCGCAGCCAAAACTGCAAATAAATTTAGACAGAAGGCATCGATTGATGAACCAACCCTTCGTGGTGAAACGCCCCGCTCAGTAGCAGTAATAGGTGGAATAGAAGTGCCCAGCCTTGGGGATGAATACGGCAAAATTGGCAGCGTCAGTTACGCCAAAAAACCTAAAGCCCAGTCGGGCACTTTCTACGGCTTTAGTTAATTCCAATTCTGACTGAAATCTTCTGAATCAAGGGCGTCTTGCACTTGACTCAACATATCTTGAATCATATTCAGAACCCATTGCGTATTTTCGGAACGAAAGCTTGCTAAAGTAAAGGACAACTCTTGATTTTCAAGGAACACAATTTGTTTTTCTAAGATTTCGAGGATATCCATCCTTTGTTCAAGGTTCTCTCGGTTCATGATCAGGCCTTGGAGTACACGACTTCTTGGGCTTGATTCTGATATTTACCCTTTCGATCTTGATATGACACTTTACAGGGAGTACCACGCAGGAACAGCAGTTGAATAATACCTTCGTTGGCGTAGATGCGGTTAAACTGTCCCGTGGCATTGCTAATTTCTAGAGTCAGATAGCCCTCCCAGCCAGCTTCGGCTGGAGTAGTGTTGGCGATAATGCCAGAGCGGGCATAACTGCTCTTGCCCATGGCAATTACAGTCACGTTTCGGGGCAGTTTAAGCCGCTCTTCTGCTACCGCCAGACAGTAGCCATAAGGCGGCAAAAGGAAATACTTCCCTTTCTCGTCTTCCAGTAGCTCAGAATCCGAAAGAATTTTAGGATTAAAATCTTTGGGATCAGAGACACCTTCTTGGATGCGACCAAAAATTAAACACTGCTTAGGTGACAAACGAATGTCGTAACCATAAGAGTTAAGTCCATAGCTTAAAATTCGGCGCCCATCTTCTTCGTTTACCAAATGATCAGTAAAGGGCTTGATCATCCCTTGCCCCAAGGCAAAAGTTTTAATTTCGGTGTCGCAAAGGATTCCCATAGATCCCAGTAATCATTTTTAACTATATCGAATTCAATAGATAACGCGTCCAAATTGTTCGTATATTTCTATAAATTTCATAGTGGCTTCACCAGAATTATTTTTAGGTTGCAAATACACCACAAACGAGCTGCAGGTTTTATGCTGACCAATTCCCTCACTCGTATTTTTAATCAGTGTTGGTACGGTTTTCAAAAAACAAATGGGAAAATCAAAAATTTTTTGTTCGTAACGAATCATGTCAGGGCAGTTGGTAAAGTAAATGCCCTGCTCTACTTCGTTGGCCAACCATTTGCGGTAAAGCTGGCGAAACCAAACCGCATGAGATGAAACTAAGGATGGAGAAGAAGCCCTAGTCATCTTCCATTTATCTAATTTTTTATCAAAGTAGTAGCAACCACTAGGTGGAAATAAATATACACGTCCAAACCACTGCTGCATGTTAAGCCCATCTTGTTGCGGACTGAAAAACTCATCAGCCTGCACAAAGCTCTGGGCAACTTTAGAGCTAGCCGGATCCAAATTGATACCACCCATTACGATATTGGCTGCTTGCACCAACTCTGTGGGTGTAATCAACTCTAAATCTTCACGCCTACCAGTGACACGACGGATGCTCATGCATCTACAACTTTGTTGTAATCAATTTCCATATACCGGATTCCCTCTTTATCATTGATAACATAACCCGCCCTTTCTTCTGGATCAATCTTTTGTGCAGCCTCCAGAATGCGATGGAAGGTTTTTACCAAATCATGGTTGTTATCTTGCTCAAATGCTTTTTTTGCGTTGTTTAACTCTTCCAGGGTCATATAAAACACCCCACGTTCCTGCCCGGGCTGAAAGCACAAGACACCAGGACCTTCTGCTTGCCAGAAGCGGTAGTACATTTCACCCATATCTCCAAGAATAAAGTCAACTGTTTGGTTGAGCATCTTGGCCTTAGTTTCATTTATATCACCTTGCAGCGCAAAGTCAATTAGCTTCTCGCGACGGTTCATGTTCAATTAACCCTTGGCGGACAAGGGACTCTAGGAGTTTAGGTAGCGGCTTATAAATGACAACTAATTTGCCAAGGTTGCCGCGTTTCTTAATAAGTTTACCGGTTTCATCCCGCAGTTTATCGAATTCTCCAGAACGAATCAAGTACTCCGCAACACACCGCAGGCGCCGCTTCAGAGGAAGTTCAGCTTGGGGAAACTTACCACAAATTGTATCCGATTCCATGTCAACAAATGCTAACCGAAGTCTGTTAGCCAGCGTCATTCCCGAGTTGGCATCTTCTTCTTCATAGTTACGTACATTTTCCAAGTAACGCTGTAAACAGCCGTCATCAAATGATCCAGATGGTGGTAAAAATTCTTCTACTTGCCGAAATAATGAAATAGGTAGTTGTTTAGAACAATTTTCTATAGTTAACGACATCAAGTTTATTCCCTGAAAACGATTAGGCATTATTCCAATTTCTCCTGCGTGCTTTTGTACTTGTTTCCATAGAAATCAGAAAGATCAATTTCTTTGTTCCGGGAAAAGGACATAACTAAAAAATTCCAAGGCA